TTACCGAAATGATGCGGCCCTATGGGGCATGGGTGGGACATTTTGCTTAATTTTAGCGTTGATCAGCTCCACCTGTTCAACGTTATTGCTCGGCATCCAGTCACCATAAACCTGATATAGCATCTGAGGGCTGCTGTGTCCCATTTGCGCTGCAATGAAATAAGGATTTGCTCCAGCAGATAACATCCAGCACGCAAACGTATGTCGAGATTGGTATGGGTTCCTATGTTTGATCCCTGATTTTCTCAATGCGGTATTCCATGTGCTACCAAGCGAGTCTGACGAGTAGCAAATCCCGATCCTGCCGGATATCGACGTCAGTGCCGGATTAAATACAAACGTGCATTCCTCCTCTTTGGTTTTCCCCCTCTGTCGTGTGAGGACCGTGATCTTATGCTTCTTCCCCATTCTGGTTAATTCAAGTTGGTCTCTTAGCGCATGAATGGCATTGACGTTTAACTGAACAAGTCGGTTAGTGCTAGATTCGGTTTTTGGTAATGTGAACTGTTTCGCAGTAGTGATGTTCCGCCTTACGCATAAAGTTCCCGCGACTAAATCAATATCCTCCCATGCAAGAGAGCACATTTCTCCATGCCTCAGCCCGGTATATACCGCCAACGTCCATAGATTCGTAGTCTGTCGGCAGTGGCAGGCAGATATCAGCCGATTAAATTCATCAATAGATAGCGGATCAGGGCGTTGTCTGGCTGTTTTTAGTAGTTTTACTGATGCGGTTATATCTGTCTCCATATAGCCGTTCTCTTTAGCAAATCTGAAAACGGTCATAGCTTTTGAAACATATCCATTTACTGTAACCACACTCCTTCCTTTCTTATCCAGCTTAGAAAAGTGTTCACCATCAATAAGCTCATTCCTCATTACTGATAAATCACGAGATTTAATATCCTCTACCTTTCTGTCAGGTCCAATGACTCGAACAATTGTAGCCACGCAGCTTTTATAGCGGATCAGTGAGTTATCTGATATTTCATAACGCTTGATTTCCAGCCATGCATTGAACAATTTTGCTACCGTAATTCCCGACTCAGGTTTAACTACTTTGGACGATTTTGGGAAGCTATCAGCGTAATCAAACGTTCCTGTTCTGATCGCATACATCACTGACTGACGAAGTTCCCCTGCAATTTTCCTGTTTTTCGGCGTGTCCGGTACGCCAAGAGACTCCCTGCACCTCTCTCCTTTGTACATAAACCAGACGCGGATCATCCCCCCGTGGGACTCCGTTCCTGTTGGATATTGCTTCTTCATCATCAACTCCTTTCTGAATGAAAAGGGAAGGCTATTTAAGCAGACTTTTTCTCTCGGCGTATTGCTTTCGGCATCCTTCCTATCCACTCTTCAATTAGTTTTAGCTTGTAAAAGCATGGGGCGGTTTCATGTGGTTCGCCGCTGCCAGAAACATGCCGATACTCTCGGCCTTCCATCCACGATGAATCTCTTGCGTGTTTAATTGTGTTCTTTTTTAGGCCGGTAACAGCCATCAGTACCGACTCAGAAACCCATTCTGCTGGTACGAGCTGAATAACATTATCCATTCTAGCCTATTATCTCTTTATCAATCTGACGGACGTAATAGCTTAACCAGCGCTTGGCGGGGAAAGTTTTCGGTTGCATCTCAATGGGTAGGGCGGTGATTTTTTTGCGTAGCGATTAAGAATTTCAGTGAAGTGCTTGTCGTGCTCTTGAATTGTGTATTTCTCTTTAACTTCTATTATTTCAGCAAGCGCATCTTTTGCTACTGACCTGATTGCGTTCTCTATTGTCGGTTCCATGCGCTCACCATCCCTTTATGGCAATCGGCGGCCCATGGGGGGCGGCAATCGGCGGCGGTTTGGGCCTTCTTGGAGGATTATTCTAATGGCTACATGGGAACAGGGTAATTCTGGCGGATTGCTTGCTGGTATCGGTACGAATAACTCTAATGCTCCCCAAGGCAGTGACGTTAACGCCGCACTTTCTTTGATTCGCGATAATAACGAATTTACTCGCTCTGGGGGTAACAATATTGGACTCCAGTCTTTGCAGGGTCTAGCTGGTTTAAAGCAGCAGCACCAACAAGACCAACAGCAGCAGCGCCAGAAAGAATTCCAGCAGGCCTATGCGGGCGCATATTCTTCTGGTGATAGAAATGCAATGCGGCAGCTGGCAACTCAATACCCAGATCAATTTGAAGCTGTACGCAATGGCATGGGGTTCATTGACGAAGACCAGCGTAATACCATTGGTAATCTCGCATCCACTGCCAGATTAGCCGCACAAAGCCCTGAAGCCATGAGTGAATGGTTGAAGTCCAGTGCGAGTGACTTGGCTCGCGTGGGAGTTAATCCGGCTGACGTGGCAACAATGTACCAACAAAACCCACAAGGGTTCGGTGAATTCGCTGATCACCTCGGTATGTCAGCTATCGGCCCTGAAAAGTATTTCGACCTTCAAGATAAGGCTGCCGGACGCCATATTGACCGGGATAAGCTGAGCGAGACGGTGCGCAGTAATCAGGCAGGGGAGGGATTGCAGGCGCGTGGGCAAAACATCACCTTACGTGGGCAGGATATTAGTGCGCAGAACTCACAGCGTAGCGCTGGCGGTACGGTTCCTTCATCTGTACGTGAATATGAATATGTGAAGAATCTTCCACTTGATGAACGGAAAGAGTTTCTGAAGCTGACAAAGGGCGGTAAAAGTTCAGATTTACAGTCAGCACAACTATCAAGCGGTGAAACAGTCATGATAGATCCAACCCCGCTTGGCGCTGGCAGCACTAAGTTCTATAAGGGATATGACGCAGACGGAAAGGTAATCACTGTCCCTGTGAGTTCTCTATCTACCTCTATTGATTCATCCGGATCAGCAACTCAAGGTCAGATGAATAGTGACATTGACCTCATCCTTAAATCCAATCCGAGAGAAACAGGGCCAATTACCGGAATCACTGGTAGCACTGGGCGACCGGCAATCACCGCTGACATTGGCAGCAGAATTTCCGATCCAAAAACAAGGGAGATCTATAACGCGGCTAATCGAATTCAAGGGAACATGCAGAATCAAGGGGTGGCTGCTGCTCGGTCAATGGGGGCCAGTGGTATCAACACAGTTGCTGAAGCTAAGATGTATTTCCAATCTATGCCGCAGATTGACTATTCAAGTAGAAACTCTTTGATTAAGTCCATGGAAAATGTCAAGAAATATACCGATGAGCATAACAGCGTCAATAAGGTTAATTATAGCAATCAGCAACAGCCGGCAGCCCAGCAACCAGCAGCGGGGGGCGGGTTCTCTAACTTGTGGGGTGGTTAATGGCTATCGCATGGAAAGATGTAATATCAAAACCTGAGTACCAGCAATTACCTCCAGACCAGCAAGCAGCAGCGCAAGAGCAGTATTTTAATGAGGTTGTCGCCCCTCAAGCAGGTGACCAGGCCGAAGCTGCTCGCCAACAGTTCTTTACCGCATACCCGCCCGCAGCGCCCACACACGAGCAACCTCAGCAATCTGACGCGCCCATTCAGCAACCGAAAGAACCGACTATTCTGGACAGTGTAGAGCAGGCAGCACGGGGCTTGGTGAATATCCCGTTTGACATCCTCCAAGGTGGCGCAAGTCTCATTAACGCAGGTAGCCGTGCCGCAGGCGCCGGTGACGTGCTGGGTCCAATATACAGGCCGGTTGATAGGCCAACAGACAAATATGCTCAGGCTGGGGAAGCCATAGGCGGATATTTAGTGCCGGGGTTGGGTGTGGCTGGGAACATGGTCGCAGGATCACTAGCAGAAGCCAGCAATCAGCAGGGGGATTTCGCGGAGAATGCGCTAAAGAATGCAGCGATAAACCTAGGTGCTCAGGGCGCTCTGTCAGGAGCAGCAAAATTAATCGGACGTGGTGTAACCGCATTCAAGGGGAATATAGCACCAGAGGCAAAGAGGATCATTGATACGGCCGAGGGAATGGGCGTTACTCCCATGACTTCAGACATGATCAAGCCCGGAAACGCATTAACAAGGGGGATTCAGCAGGGAAGTGAAGGGGCATTGCTAGGTACTGGTGCGAAAAGGGAATCGCAGCAGGGTGCGCGCAGTAAAGCGGTATCTGACTATCTTGATAAGTTCGGGGAGTATAACCCAGATGATATTGTTAAATCGTTAACATCAACTTTGAGGGGGCGAAAGGATGCGGCGGGAGTTATTTATAATGATATTACGTCAAGAATGGGCAATTCTCAGGTGGTACCAACAAATACTATTAATGCCATTGATACAGGGATAGCCAGGCTTGATAGGTTAGGGAAGTCTGCCGATCAGCGAATGTTATCGGTGATGAGAAATCTTAAGGATGACCTTACTAGTGGGAATATTGACTTTAGTGTTTTGAAGGACCAGCGTTCTGCATTCAGGACGAACGTGCAAGGCGATTCAATGATATTCCCAAACCAGGCAAAAGCTACCACTAATATGATAGAAAATGCCATGTCAAAGGACCTAAGGAGTGCTGTTGGGAAAACGCTCGGGCCACAGGACGCAGCTCAATACGTGAAGGCAAACTCAAATTACTCTAACGTCTATAACAAAGTTTTGAATAAAAAGATTTCCAGCAAGCTTAATAATGCTACAAGTCAGGCAACCCCCGAGCTAATAAATAGCATTGTATATAGTCGGAATGCTTCAGATATAAAGCGCATCTGGCCAGCTCTTGATGAGCATGGAAAAAACGCAATGCGCGCTGCCTATATCAGTAAAATATCGGAAAAAACAGGTGGCTCACCGGCTAAGTTCCTCACAGAGGTCAGTAAGCTTAAAAGACAATCTGGAGGTGAAATCTATAGCACCATTTTTAGCGGTCAGCATATTAATGAGCTAGATGCGTTGCATGAAGTTTTGCAGCGAACTGCTAGAGCGGATTCAGCAAATGTAGTAACCCAGACAGGCCAATCTCTTGCCAATAACATAAGGCTCGGGTCTGCTATCGGAACATCTGGAACATCAATAGCTGGAGAGGCTGGGTTTGGCTTGGTGATGAGAGCGTATGAATCAAGACCTGTAAGGAATGCGCTACTTAAATTGGCCAATACTAAGGCTGGGACGCCGGGATATGAAAGGGTGCTAAACCAAGCCGCTGTTGCTGTTAGGCCGCTGTTAGCTAATCAAGTTTTGCAACAGCAACAGTGATTACAAGCCAGGGATGGCTCACTCACTCAAGGAATCTCGAAACTCTTTGCTTGATAATAATGCATCTGCTTTTCTTATCTGATCGTATTTTTTATTGAAGCCTCGCGCTTCGCTAGGGTATCTATTGAAAATAAGCCCACACGTGGCACATATTATCGAAACGCATACTGATAACGCTATGTGAAAAAACAACGGCAACCATAATAACTCCGGTTCTCCATAGTACCCGTACCAAGAAAAGTAGGCGATCATGCCAAAATACCATATGGTAATTCCTGCGCTAATAGTTGTGCTTACGACAACTATGAGCAGTCCTATAGCATCAGATAGCCTATTAGAAAGTAAATCAGGAGAATATCTTGCAATTAAGTATCTCCAGCATTTTGCGACATCTTCTAGATCAGTGGAATCTTCCGGCACACTTAGGGTGCGGCACATATCGATGGAGCGTTTTTTTTCTAACCTTTCCTCTCTCCACTTGTTGATAGCCATCATAGATAACTGCACAGCAACACCCACAATCAGTGATATAGACACCATGCCGAGAAAGCGCCAGCCAGCAGACAAGGCGTCATATTTCCAAGCATATAGCCCAACTAAGGCTGCAAATCCAATAAGGATTTCAACCATAGTGTCGGACATAAACTTTTCTTTGTGGCTACCCATCCCAACCTCATTGAAATTATTTTTTATCAGCATACAACCTGCCTAGTGTTTTCACCACTATCTGTGTGAATTCGGCTGCGTGTTCATGGGCCAATTTGTCGGCCTCGTCACGATAGCCTAATACTTTTGATGGCTGGCTTACTGCATCCTGAACGATCTGGACTATTTCAGAATTAAGTGAGCGGCCATTCATTTTGGCCCGTTGCTTTACCTTTTCTTTTAGTTCGTTAGGCAACCTCAAATTGAACTGCGGATCATCTCTTGCCATGTTAACAGCCTCACCGTGGGTGGACTGGCATCATATTACCTACTGTTCATATCCACAATAAGACCACCGTAGCACCATTTGATAACCATAACTCTACCGCAGATTCGCTCTGTGGGGATTCCGCACGCCAGGAGAAAAATAAATGCCGGACATCATACCTAATGTTGTCGTCTCAATGCCTTCCCAGCTGTTCACGATGCCGCGTAAATTTGGCGCGGTATTTGGTGGGCGAATTTATATCGGTAAAATCGACACTGACCCGACAATCCCGTCAAATCAGATTCAGGTTTATCTGGAAAATGAGGATGGCAGCCTGGTTCCAATGGCTCAGCCGATCCTGATCAATGCCGGTGGCTACCCTGTCTATAATGGTAACATCGCCAAGTTTGTGACAGTGCAGGACCATAGTATGGCTGTATACGATGCACTAAATGTTCAGCAGTTCTACTTCCCTAATATCCTCAAGTACGACCCCGATCAGCTCCGACAAGAACTAAATACATCAACCGGATCAGGGCTTGTAGGGTTTGACGAAAATATCCAATATCAGGCAGGTACAGTCGGTGATGAGTTAAACAAGCTTATCTATAAGAACTCACTGAGAGTAGAATCAGTTGCGGATCTATCTGCAATAAAAAAAGCAAATGTAGGCTATTTTGCTGAAACCCTTTCATATTATTATGGTGAAAATAAAGGTGGGTCAATATATATTGCTATCACAAAAAATTCGTCGATAGAGAATTATGGAGAATATATAGAAGGCAATGGTGTTACATGGAAAAACGTATCACGTGAATTTTATGCGTCAATGTTCGGAATTAAAGATTCTGTAACTTCTGTTGAAGATAGAATATCAGAGGCAGTAATTGCATCAACAAAAAGAAAACTAATTTTTGATGTGTCTGATGTTATAAATGTAGATAAGATTACAGCATACGTGCCAGACGGGGTTCTTATAAATATAGACTGGCGTGATGCTAAATTTAAAACAAAACAGACGAGCGGAAATACAAGTTGCTTAATTATTGGGACTGATGACCCGCAAACTAAAACTGAAATTGTGTTTTCCGGGCTGCTAACAATTGATGGTATTTCAATGCCAGATCAATGGTACGCTCCAGATCCAACGAATGTTCCAGTTTTGTATGCACTTGATATTAAAGCTGATAAATTTACATCTACAAATAAAATAGTTATAAATAACTGTTGGGGTATGGCAGCTAGAATCAGATATGTTAGCTATATGAATATTGAGTATCTATCTGGTGTTAATGTTGGCGGTAGATCTGGCGCTACAGATCAGTATGAATCTTTTGGTGATGCTGTTTATATCGGTAATTTCAAAAATAATGCGCAATTAACTATTGGTACGCTTGATGTTGTAGGAAAGATTAATGGTGTGGCTAATATATCAAGATGCGGTATAACACTTGAAGATCTTAGCGACTCACTATTGAGACCAAGCTGTACATTACAACTTAGTAATGTAAGGCTTGTAAACTTCATGAGAACACTTCACGCAGAGGGAGTTGGTGTTGCAAGATGTTCATTTTGTAATTTAACAAGTATCAATTCTTGCGTAATGATCTACGGTTATAGTAATACATTGCTATCTGCAACTATTGATAATGTTTATTTTGAACAAAATTCAGAATTAACATTCAGTGGTTCTGGCGGGGTTGGCGTATCTTCAACTGTCAATATAAATGGCGGGAATATCATCAAAAAAAATATTGGAGAGCAAATTGGATTGCGCCTTTTTCTGCGCGGGGTAGATTATGTTGCAGATTATCAATCTGTGATAATCGGCCTATCAACAAACGGTCAGTTCTCAATGTTTGGTGGTTCGCTAACGCTGGGCGGTGGGGCTATAACATTACTGGCCTACGGAACAAATGTTAAAATTGTTTGCTCACATATATTGTCATCTACTGTTACTACAATTTTACCGGGTGGAGTATTTTATCAGGCTGGGAATAATCTTGACAATGTAGTAATACAGTAACCTGAGCGGGTGGGAGGCAGGGATGCCTATTTTTGAATGGGGCATCGATGGGGCAAAAAATTGCCGCAAGATAGCTCAGTATCACTAAGTGTAATGAGTTCGCTTGCGGCAAGGCTTTGTTTTACTCACATCAACTCAGAATAACTCGTTAAATCCCCCTTCATTTCACCATAACACGATGTTAAGATTTGGCAATCAAGACGCTTAGATGTTTAAACGGCTAAAACAGCACAAATACTGGCAGTACAAACACCACAACAGGGATATGCAATGACCGAAAATAGACAACTTGGCGCGCTGTTAGCCGCCTGCCACTGGATCGGCGAAAAGGGCTGGTGCCCGGCGACTGGCGGTAAT